CATTTATCAGAGGGCTATTAAGCCCTCTTTTTTATTAATAAGAGAAAAGCATCATGAAATTAATCTATACACGTATTGCCGCAGCTGCAGCTTCAGAAACAGGGACCATTGCAAACCCTGACTATTATGAATATCCAAATCGAAGTGCTGAAGAAGTCATCATCTACGGCGATTATCCGAAAATTCATAATGATTATGAAGCTTTAGACATTCCAGTAGAAGTTCGCAAATTGGAAGAACCTGCAAAAACCACTTTGGCCGCAGTAAATGTTGAAGTAGGAATTACACCTGAACTGCAAGAGGTTATCGATAATGCGAAAGCCGAGTGTGAAAAAGTTGTTGAAGAAAATGGGCAACTTAAACAGAAAATCGAAATCTTAGAACAGGCCAGTGGTAATAGTTCTGAGTTGATTTCTGAAAACTCACGTTTAAAAGTTGCTGTAACCATAGCAGATAATGCGACTAAAGCAGCTGAAGCACAGGTGGAAAACATCCAAGCTGAATTTGACGCTTTTAAAAATGATGTCGCCGCAATGCAGGCACGTATTGCTGAATTTGCATCAGGTGAAGGCTCAACTGTTAAACCTGAAGAATCGAATCAAAATGATTATGAAAGCTGGACAAACGATCAGCTCAAAGAGTTTTTAGCGAGTAAAGATATTGGCTATAAACCAACTGCAACAAAAGCAGAACTTCTTAAATTAATCCCGAAGGAATAATGATATGAGCTTTATTACTGTAGATGACGCAAATTCAATTTTGGGCAGCGATTTTGCACCGGATAGTAATAAAGCTCGTCTGGTTCAGCTTGCAAATGTTTGGATGAAAAAACGAATAGGATTTGTGCCGGATCCTCTTGATTCACTTCTTAAAGATGCTGCTTGTGAAATCATTAAAGGCATTCTGGCCAAGGTGATTTATAACGGCAAAGAGCAGCTGCTTAAACGAAAGAAAGTTAAAGCTGATTCAGTCGAATCTGAAAAAGAGTATCAAGAAGGTACTGAAGCGATTTCTAGCTTTGAGCAGATAGCTATTGATTACATTGATTCGCTTGATTTGAAGGATCCTAATGCAAGTTTTAATGGTTTTGGTATTCCACTGTATAGGGCATAAATAATGGGCCTACGTGACGAAATTCAGGCAGAGATTGCTGAAGCATTTAATGAAGATTTAGCTGACGCCGTTCATACATTTAAGTGTGAGCGAGTTACTAAATCAAATTGGGATCCTAAGACAGAAACTTATGTTGAGGTTAAAGAAAATTATTCGGGCCGTGGCGTTCTATTCGGCTCATACAGTCAATATGAGATCCAGACTCTTGGGGTACTGGCCACAGATAAGAAAGCGACCGTACTTCAAAATGAAGTGACCATGGCCCCAAAAATTGATGATGAATGGCTAACAGCCTTAGGTTCTTTCCGTGTAATTCATATTCAACAGGATCCTGCCTCTATTATTTGGAAATGTCAGTTGAGGAAGGTTTAAATCCTTGGTCTAATATCCTTCTAAATTAGGGGGATATATGGCTAAAAAGTCTTTAAATGAAAAAATTAAGCTTATAGGTTTTTGGACCTTTGGTGGAGTTTTCTGGTATCTGGTAATTGCATTTTTTCTTAAAAGTAAATATCCAATTTTTGATTATAACTTTAATGCAGATCAAGCTTACGATGTGATAAAGGATGCTTTAACACTTGCTGCGGCTTTTTTAGCTCCTGTTGCAGCTTTTGTGCTTTTTAGTGATTGGAGAGGTCAACATTTTCAAACAAAAATTGAAAAAGATAGTCAGTTAATAGATGATTTAATTTTTGAAATCAATTCAAAGTTAAACTCACTTCAGAGGCATGTTTTAATTGATGTTGCTACAAGTGAACAACGTAAGCAGTTTTATGTTTCAAATACTGAAATATATGTAGAAATGAAACTTTTGAATAGAAAAACTTTTGAATTTAAAAGTCAAAAGGAATATAAATCTGAGTCTGGAAAATCTTATATTAATAAGGTAGAAGAGATTTCTAAATATCAAAAAGTAATAAACGACGGTATTCGCGAATTAATAATGCACTTTGACTTAGATGAGGATAGTCAAAAATTTCATCAAACACATAAACTATTAGATCATTATAAAAATGAAATTATTTACGATACCTTAGACTTAATAGATGAAGATATGATTCATTTAAGTGTTTATAAAGCAGCTCTTCAAATTGATGTATAAATTATTTAAACCCACTTTGGTGGGTTTTTTTATGGGCAAAATTTAGGAGATTAGATGGTTAGTACCGATTATGTGCCTTTATGGCGTATCTCACCGTTTCAACATGTGCATTACACGCTAGCTCGAAATCAACTCCATATGGATCTGCTTTTTGATGACATGAATCATGTGGACCAATTCCTATCAATGGAAGGCGCAGCGGCACAAGTTGATTTCTATTCTAATGGTACTTATGCAGTTGTTCAGCTTGGTGATACTTCAGAAAGAAATCCCATAGAAGTCTATGGACTGCTTTTGCATGAAGCTGTTCATGTTTGGCAAAAGATCAGAAAACTAATGGGTGAAAAAGAGCCTAGCTCAGAATTTGAAGCTTACTCAGTTCAAGCAATCGCTCAAGACCTTTTCGAAATGTACGAAGAAAGTGAGGTAAAGCATGGGGTGGAAGGGGAAAAAGCCGACTAGTTTTAGTCTAGATGTGGCGAAGACAGCAGAGGATAAGGTAAAGAAAATTACAATGGATACTGTGCAATCATTGGTTGTTTCCAGTCCAGTTGATACTGGTGCTTATCGTGCTTCTCATATTGTTTCTATTGGATCTGGTGAGTATGGAGTACGAGGTCCTGAAACAAACGCTGTTCAGGATGCTGCTATTCAAGCTGTGAAGTTTAAGCTCGGTAATTTGGTCTATATTCAGAACAACCAGCCTTATGCTGAACGCTTAGAAAATGGCTGGTCTGATCAAGCACCACAAGGTATTTACAGCACTACGTTTACTTATATTTCTCAAAAGTATGGTGGCTAATATGGCAATGACTTTAGAGCAGACAAGGCAAGCTATTATTGAGCGCATGCAAAGCTTTACAGGAATTGCCCAAGACAGAATTCAGTATCCAAATGCTCCGGGTTTTAAGGTACCAAGGGACGGCGTATGGTGCCGTTTAACAATTGCAGGTGGTCCGAGTTTTACCTCGGGCATTGCCGATAAACCATGTACCCGCCGTACCGGTAATATCATTATTCAATGCTTTGATCGATTACATACTGGAGAGAAGGCTTTAACGGTTCTTAGCGATGCTTTGCTGGCACATTTTGAATATTTCTCAATCGAACATTTAGAATGTTTGAATGGTCAATCCATCTATGCGGGTAAAGATGCTGACTTCATTCAGTATAATGTTATGGTTGGCTATAGAGTGAACTAAAATTGATTTATGATATTTTTCCATTTTATTTTTTAATATCGTAATTATGGTTGAAAAAGTTATTTTAGCGTTCGTTTCAGCATTGTTAGCAATTATGGGCTCTTTTCTTCTCGAATATTACAAATCGAGTAAAGATCAAAAAAAGCGATCTGCAGATCAATGGAAAGTAGATCTTGAAGCTGCAGAAAAATCTGATAGCATTTTTAATCTTCCTGATAACAATCGGAATAGATTGATTAAAGATAGATTTGCTAAATTTCTGCTCAGAAATGATAATGCAACATTTAAAGATTTAAAGCTGTTATTTACTGCAAATAATTTAGATTATTGGTCTGATAAATACTTTAAATCAAAAAATTTTTTTAACATTATTGAAGATGGCTTGAGTGGAGATTATGTGTTGTTAACATATGACACATCAAAATATAAAATAAGAGCATATATAACAGGATATTTTGTTTTAGCTATGATGGCTTCTACCCCATATATTTTTAGTGTACAGCTCAATCCTGTTATTAGAGCTCATATGGATTCGGGGTCATACACACTATTAATTTTGATCGTGCTCTCGGCTTTCACATGTCTCGCATTTGCTTTGTATTTTTTATTTAGGGTAGGTCAAGAATATTCTGCTAGCCAATTTGTTCAAAATTTTTATCAAAATGGTGTACATCATCGTTAATTAAAGCAAATTAAGTTTAAGAAAACTTCATCTTAATAGTTCCCGTAAAAAGCGCGGGTTTTATTTCAATCCATAACCACCTCATCGGTGGTTTTTTTATGTCTATAGGAATCACTTATGAGCAACTTTGTTTTTAAGCGTGGTGACACATTCAACTTGAACTTGCAGCTCGTCGATATGGATGAAGCCCTGCAATATCCTGCCGATGATGTGCGTCGGGCAATTGACCTAACGGGTTATACATTTACCTCTCAAGTTAAAACTGCAGAAGGTACAGCAGTTGCTACTTTGACTTGTGCTCCTTTAAGCCAGAGCACACAGAAGGGGTGGTTAAGTGTGAAATCTGGTGCAAGTACATCTACATGGCCTTTGGGGTTGGTTCAGATGGATATTAAAGCAGTAGTTAGTGGCACTACTCAGCACACTGAAACTTTGACTTTCCAAGTGATTGACGGGGTGACAGCATAATGGCAAATCTACTATTTAAGTTTAGTTGGACCCATCAGCCTTTTCCTTATAACTCGGCAGAAGGTAAACGGCAGTTTATGTTGCCTTTTGCTTCTGGTATTCCGAATTTGACTCCCCAACTTTCTCAGGTTCAGGGAGCAGGTACAGCTGCTGGTGGGACACTTACCACCTCTTATTCAGATGATACGACCGGACGAGTACTAAGGGTTGGAGATTTCGGTTTAGGTAAATCTCTGCGGAATAGTGATGTTGGTGGAACTAATTTAAATGATCTGACGACAGTCGGATTCTATGGCAATGATACATTTGCTAGCGCTACTTTAGCCTTAAATTTCCCTGAAGCTGGGGTAGTAGGAAGCTTAATTGTTACTACTGTTGCAGGTTCAAACAATTATCGAAATCAGATCTACATATCCGCTTCAAGTGGCCGGATCTGGTATCGTTCAACCGCTGATTTAGCTACATGGTCCGATTGGAAGCGCCTTGTAGAT